TTCAAATTTCTTATAAGCATCTAAGTACCACTCTAATTTGTCACCGTTATATGTAACCTCATAATACATGCCATCAAAAAGAGTGCTACTAATAAGATACTTCCAGTTCTGTAATATCTTTGCTTTCCAAACTGTATATACATCAAATGTTGGATTCGGGTCTGACTTATCTAAATGCTCAGTAATATACCGCCGTACAATTTCTAATGCTTCGTTATCCTTCGTTATCATTTTATTCCTCCTTAAACATATTCTCGCCAGTGACGTGCAAACTTGCTGGTTTCCCAGAACTTACTATCTGGTTTATTAATCTGCGTATAACCAGCTTTTCTCATATTATTATGAGCCACAAGTCTATCAAGTTTTCTTGTGTGAATCTGAACAGATGTTCTACCGCTTGGTGCATCACGATTAATGCCAATTCCCATAATTATTCCTCCTTATTTATTGTTACTTTAACTGCTAAGTCATCCCAATACTCATCAGCATTTATTTTTCTTGAATCACGACCCCATGCTCTTATTCTCTCTGGCAAATTTTCATTAACTGCGTCAAAATAAATGCCCCAATTATTACAGGCTGCTATTGCATTTTGTAAAGCTATACCACCACGACATGTCCATAAAATTAACGCAGTGCCATTCTTCTGCTCCAACTTGAGTTTATCTATAATTGACCAGTTTGGTATACCAACATCAGGCCAATTATTAGTACAAATACAATCATCAAAATCAACCGCTATTACTTTTCTCAATTTGCTGTTCATGTTGCTCTATCACTCGACATTTTAAATCTGTACTACTCAATGTGTGGTGTCTTTTTAAATAATATAAATCCTTATGTAAATATTCTAACAGTTCAGAACATTCAAACGCTTGATGTTTATGGTCTTCACCAAGAAAATATACATCATAATCTAACGTAGCTATCATTGTAGCCGCATCTTCTTTATTATTATATGGTATAACTTTATCCACATATTTTATTGAATCTAATTGAACAAATCGCTCAAATACACTTTGTATCGGTTCTTTATATTCTGGATTACAATGTAAAGCAACAATCAAATAATCACAATGTTCTTTTGCTTCTTTAATTGCCAATATATGACCAGGATGTAAAATATCTGCAACCATTGGAAATAATCCGATTTTCATTTCTTAAAATCTCCACTTATAATCTTCGGTACTGCATTTTCCCAGTTTATCACATGATGTATTCGCTTATCTGATACACCAACAGTGCTGACTTTAACACAGCTTGGTGCGAGCATAACAGAATAAAATGTTTTTACATATGTACCATATAATTTATAATTTTCTGTTATACCGCCAGCGCGTGTTTGTGTTTGAGGCTGATCCATCACTATATCACAAACTGTAAAAAATAAATCACCACGTTTACCATTATCAACATACGAATTTACATCGTCATTAAATCTTCCAAAACACTGAAATGGCCGGTCTGTTTTACAAAAGAAACAATTCATAGCTTTTCTGGACAACTTATCTGTAAATACTTTAGATTCTGAACCGCCAATTAAGTCACCTGTTTGAGCAAATGCTACTGTGACTGCACCAGAATTTTCTAAAAAATCTATACAAACATTTATAATGGCATCAAAATCTCGTACATATCGTGTACAAAATTTTCCTTGGTCATCTAAATAACGCTGTCTAAAATTTTGATAATCATCCTCGAGTTCTAAAAAATACTTTAACCCAAGATTATCTGCTATTGTATGCAAGACATTTCTTGCAAATGTTGGCACTTGTTTACCAGAAAAATTATCCATTATGTCAAACGTTTTACCAACTTGCTCTTTATTAAACTTAATTACACAATCATCACCATAGAAAGTCCTATATAAATGCTCTTGTTCATCTTCGTCATCAACAATTATATAATATTTACCAGTATATCCGCATCTTTTCAAAGTTTCAACTGTAAGTACATTATATGCACGACCATGACTTATTATAAATATTGCAAAATCTTTCCGCATTATTTCGTACTCTCACCACTTTCTAGCATAATACGTTCTATATCTTTGCTCAATTTAACATATCCATTAGCAATGGCATCATCAATATCAATTATAACAAGTGCTGATTCTTCCATTAACTCTTGCATTTCTTTACTTGCATGAGCATAATAATCAGCTATCTTTGCATAATTAAATATTATATGCCTAGTTGCCGCTAAACGTAAAAATTTCTTTTCTTCTTCTGATACACTGGAATTATTTATACGTGCGATAAATTTACCATATTTTTGTATGCTTGTCAACTCTTCAAGTCGTGGACAAACTCTACTTGGCAAATATTGAGGAACTTGTATTTTCTTAGTATACTTATCATCCTTAGACTTTGATTGAACTTTAAATAACGGCATATTATTTAAACTCCTCTGTAAACTTTTTTATTATGTTTTCATTTACCGAATTTAATTTATTAATAAGCCATTCATACTGTTTTGTACGAGCATCATCATATTGACTTTCTAACAACTTTGCTTTTTTAGGTATGTCAGAAAAACTATTATAAATTAGTCTATCGTCGGTAAACTTAATAATCTGTGAATACATGCTAGAAAAAAGTACTGGCACTCCACTCGTTATTTTTTCTATGTCTGCATATTCTAATATATCATTCCATACAAGTGCAAGTTTATTCAGTTTTTTATTTTCTGCTGGATCGCTTGCAGTTAACACCGTTTTAAAAAGCGATTTATTTTTCGTACACGCACTCTTAGAACCAAGTATACAACAAACACCTAAATAATAGTCTGACCACCTAACTAGTGCATCATCTATCTTATATGATGGATAAATATTTAATTTATCAATAGCTGGAGCTTCTAAATAATTAAGAAACTTATAATTGGGCAACACTGTTTTTGGCGAATGTGTCATATCGAATAAAGAAAATAGTTGTGGTGTAACACTTATTCCACTTTTTGTAAACTGATACTTTGCACCCTCGTGTATATAATAAAAATCATCTGTCAAAAATTCAGAATTTATAGACTGGAAATATGCAATAGTACCACGAACTGCTTCAACTCTACCTGCTGAAAATATAATTTTTTTCCTACTATGTGCTTCTTTAATAACTGTATCTGAAAATGTAAACGCATTGACATTTAAATAAGTACAATTTTTTACATAGTTAAATAAATCTGGTGTTATAGAAAAATAATGATTAAACGAAAATTTATTATTTTTACAAACTTCAAGTAATCTTTTTATTCGCATAACACGCCTATTACAGAATAGATAACACAATTCAATGTGTGGATAGGATGCTCTAATTTGAAGCACACTCTGTAATGCAGATTCTAAATCTTTATCATACAATGCTAATGGTAAAAATATAATTCTATCATAACCATTAATATCAATAATATTTAATAATTCTGCTACAGAAGTATAAACTTGAACATTACCAATATCATCTGGTATAAATTGTAGTGGTTGAATTATATTTTTAAAATAAACATCAAAACTCAACTTGCTATACTCTATTCCAAGCTTTGTTATACCACCGCCATCAAATCCCACTTGATTTACAATAGCAACACGTTTACTCATAATTGATACTATCTCCGTACCACTCTCTAGTGATTTCAACATCACACTTGATAGGAATTGTTAATCTACTCTCTGCCGCTTTACTCATAAGCATAGCAAATCTTTCAGAACATTCCTTTACATTTTCTTCTGGACACTCTGCTATTAATTCATCATGAACTGGTATAAGAAGTCTGAATCCTAGTTCTTTCAGTCTTTCATCATTCCCGACTAAAATCATTGCTAATTTACTCATGTCTGCCGCAGAGCCTTGGATTCTAGCATTTACACATTGTCTTTGTGCATCTGCAATTTTTCCTCCGTTATCAACAATCCATATTCCCTCTTTGTTGGCTTCTTCAAAAATTCTACGCTTCTGTCCGAAATACGCTTGTCTTAATTTGCGGATGTATTTGTTGCATATCTCGTCTGGTACATCGTTACTGGATATATCACTATCCCGTTCATCAAAGTCCAACAAGTCATCATCCGGTGGTGCTCCATCTTTCCATCTAAATTCATATTCGGGCAACTGTAAATCGGGCAATCTTCTTTTTCTGCCCCACAATGTTGTAACGTATCCTTTTTCATAAGCCATATTTAATGAATCTTCTTCGAACTTAGGTATTGCAGGAAATCCTTTAAATACAGAGTCTTTTATTGCCTGTGCTTTTTTTGTAGTTGTTCCAAGCTGTTCAGCAATAGACGGCACTCCTCTTCCGTAAAGGACACCAAGTAATATTGATTTTGCTTGACTTCTACGGTTCTTTCCATCGGGATTAGTAGTTCCATCGGGCCGGAACTCCAAACAGTTTTCGTATGTAGTATTGAACGACAAGGCGGCGATTTCTGCATATAAATCTTTCCCTTCTTGATATGCTTTAATCATCTTCGGGTCACCACACATCTGCGTCATAACCTTTGGTTCTTGCTGACTATAGTCACTAGACATTAAAACATATCCGTCTGATGCTACAAACATTTTTCTAATGTCTTTATTATGAGATGGAATATTTTGGAGATTCGGGTCAGAAGAACTAAATCTTCCCGTGTCGGCTCCATACTGATTAAAACTACAATGTATTCTTCCGTCTTTTGGGTTTACACAATTAGGAAGTTTATCAATATAAGTAGACACTAACTTTGACATTTCTCTATAATCGAGAATTGCTTTAGCTATCGGATTATCAATCTTCTGAAGAATCGCTTCCCCTGTTCCTCTTGGACTCTTTGGGTCAGGCGGTTCAATCTGTAGAATATCATACAAAAGAATTGCAATCTGTGTAGGACTTCCAATATTAATTGGTGTATCAAGTTTATGATTAATATTTTGCTTCTTATATGCTTCTATATCTGCATCATATACAGCGCAACACTTATAAAACTCTGTGGTCTTTTCTTCTAGCAGTTTATTATACTTTTCAGATAACACTTGCTGATAATTCATATCGAACTTAATGCCGTTATCTTCCATATCACAAACTACTTTAATACACGGCATTTCTATATTAAAGAATACCCATGATACACCGTTCATACCATTTCTTGCTTCTGGCGTTACTGTAGCATCATAATATAAATATTGCTTCTGATACTGATATAACTCATAGGTAATAATTGCATCATGTGCCGCATACAGATAGAATGTATTAATAGGAATTTTATCTGCTGTTATTCCTTTAAATAAAGCATCGAACTTAAATTCATCTTCTTTGCCATCAAGTACATACTTTTGATGTAATGCCTTTAAGCCTTTAGCTTCTTCATTCTCATTAAGTAATCTACCAGCTAAATAACAATCCCATGTACAATAAGCATCTTTCCATCCTATCTGATTTCGCAATACACGAATATCAAATTTAGCATTAAACATTATAGAATCAATCTTGGCTTTTGAACATCTCTCTAAATTATATAAGATGATTTCCTTATCTAACTGATTATCTACTTTAACGCCAGTAACATACGATACATGATTTATAGGAACATAAGCCGCTTGTTGATTTGGTGTATATAAACACAAACCTACAATATCATTAAGTATTGGGTCTAATCCTGTCGTTTCAGTATCTATACTAATTACACGATTCTCAATACAGTGGCTAATATAATCATGTAATTGCTTTTCGGTTGTTATGATAACATAATCATCTTTGAACTTGCCAAGATTCTTTTCGACAACTGCTTTAATCTGATTTATTTGACCAAGCAGACCACCACCCTTTACTGTAGTGGTCGCTTGTCGTTTTGCTTTAGATTTACTCGCAACAGCCTTATCTTGTTCACGTCCTGCTCTTTTAGGGACATTAAATAATGCCATTAGAATCTATCCCTTCGATTACTATTAGCCGGTGTTCTTCTTGTTCCTCTATCTGTAGATTCTTCTCTACTTGAACGTCTTCTTACGGGTACTTCATCACCATCTGGCGGGAAATATCCATTCTCTAAGAAAAACTCCATATCATCAGCACTCTTATCAAGTACAATAGTGCCGAGAATATCTCTCTTCTCTGGAAGGTCTTCCATTGTTGTATCATCTTTATCTACTTCATAAATACCATATGTTGTAGAAGTATCGCCTTTCTGACCGTTTCTCTCAATCTCAAATACATGAGAAACGACATTCGGGTATCTAGCACAAATACTAGAAATCTGACCGATGAACTTCTTACCTCTCTCCCAAATCTGCACCTTCTCTTCATCAATATTATAAATTGGTACAAATATTTTTGCTGATGTAAATTTTCTTTCTCTACAGAACGGACAAGTATCTACTGGCTGATTATATTCTCTCAGACAATTTACCCATCTTTTCTTTCCGTCAATCTCGACCTGATGTACAGCGTATCCTTCTACATCATCAATATCGTTGTACATAAACCTTACTCTTGCTACATCTTTGTCATTTTTGAGTGAGAAATATCCTGTTCCCCCTTGACCACCATACTTGTCAGCTTCTTCATAGCTAAATCTTGCCATCGTGTTACTCCTTTCAAAAATTTATAGTTGTCTTTCGACAATTTTATTATACTACATATTATAAATAATGTCAACTAATATTTTAAAAATTTCAATTAATTTTTAAGGCTCTACACAACTCATCTCTTTCTCTCCAAGACGTATCGCTTAATAATATCTTTTGTCTATCGGTTGTTGTAATAATTACATTAACAATAGTTTCATATCCATTTTCTTTGTACTCAAAATTTACGTCTTTTACTTTATTTTCATCAATAACTATGCCTCTAAAATTTATCATTTCTTATTCCACTCCATATCGAATCCTACTAAATAATCTACGATGTCTTGTAATCTATAATCCATTTCTTGAATTTCATAATACTGAATACCACAATGTTTCAAATCATATATATTTTCCTCAAAATCATTCTCAGCACATTTCCACGCTTTAAAGTCTTTTGGAAGTTGCGTCTTCTCATATCTATTATGTAATCTTTCTACCCAATCGTCTTTTAAATCAACAGCTGGAAATACAGCATATACAGATTCTTTACTACGTTTTTTCAGCCTTTCATAAACAGCCTTATGAGAACTTACAAATACAATATAGCCCTGTTTTGATAAATGCTCTGCAATATTACAATAACATACATACCAATTATCGGGTCTTTTACCTTCTGCCCAAAAATTTCCGCTCTCTAAGTCGATAATATCATTCTTACCAGCAATACTTGACTTACCTATTCCAGGATAACCTACAACTATCATCTATTCTCACCTATCCTTTCTAAATATCGTTTTCTGGCTTGTCTAATCTTTTCTTTTTGTTCTTCTGACATTGGTTTTCCCTTATTAGGAGAAACTCTTCCTCTTTGTGCCTCGCTCATTCGTTGTCGTGTTTCTTCTGAAACTTTTCTTCCTTGCATAGACACACTTATTTTTCGTTTTGTTTCTTCTAACATTGGTTTTTTAGGGTGTCTATTAGCTTCGCCTATTTTCCGTTTCGTTTCCTCCGAATGTCTATAACCAACTCTACTTTCTAATATTTTTTGTTTTGTTTCTTCTGACAAAGGTGGTTTATTTTTTCCTCTATTACTTTCACTTATCTTTTTTCGTGTTTCTTCAGAAACTAAATGACCCATCATTCCTTCACTTATATGCTTTTTATGCTCTTCTGATAATGACCTCCCAGTTAAAACTTTACTTAAATGGTCACATTGCTCTGGTGTCATGTGAGAACCTTTATGTAATTCACTCATTAACGCTTTAAATTCATCTGATTGTTTTCTTCCTTCATGTCCATTTTCACCGCCAGTAGATAAATTATATCCACAATTTGGATTAGTAGCATCATATTTTGCAATAAGTTTTATTTCTAACCTACAAGCGTCTTCCTTACTTAAATCAGCATATAATATTTCGTGCTTAAAATTATCCCATCCATATTTATTTATAGCATTTGTAAAATATTTATTGTTACAATATCCTTTACCACCACGCCAACGCTTTATTGGTGAGTATTTAGAAATACCTATATACACTTTTCCTGACGGACTTGTATGTTTATAAACTGACCAAGTATTATCACTCATTCTTAAACCCTCAACTTTCATAAGTATTTATTAGTTGAGTTTATTATAATACTAAATAACTAAGTTGTCAATAAGCGAATACCTCCTCCAAATTCATTAGTTCTTCTTTGGTACATTCATTCGCATCTTTTCTATCTTTTGGAAAATAATATTCTGTTATTATTTTTCTATTCTGTATATTTAGCCTTATTCTTTTTCTCGCATCTAATCCCCTTTCATCCATGTCTGTTGCAAGAATTATCTTTCTACATGGTAATTCTCGTAACTGTTTAAACTGAAGTTCGTTTCCAAGCCCGTTAAGTGCGACAGCATATTTACCAACTGTCCAAAATGATAATGCGTCTAACATAGATTCGCACACTATTATTTCTTTCGGATAAGACTGTTCATATGAAGGTTTATGAATATATCCAGAAATATCTCTGCCTGACTGCTTATCTATAAACTCACATACTTTGCAGTCAATTTCATACAATCCGTAAAGCGGTTTTTCTACGCCTTCCGGATAGTTGAAAAACTTCGTCCGAACACTACGCCGAGCAACAAAAAGAGTATTTCCGAATACATCTCGTACAGGAAAAGTAATACAATCGGTATCAGCATCAAAACCAATATCAAATAATTCAATGACTTCATCTGTTAATCCTCTTTTATACATATACGGATGAATATATCTATATTTATCTAATTCTTCTTCCGTGACATACACCAGTTCACATACTTTTTTGCTCCCGTTCGATACCACCACGCTTGAACTTCTGTTCCTGCCCAAAACGCTATTACGACTAAAATCAAGGTCAACATCTTTTCTCTCCTCTACTTGTACTGTTGCAAAATTTTTTAATAACCATTGCCATCCAAATTTGCCGACAATATCATCTGTATACCCAAAACAATGAGATATTACTTCTTGCAAAGAATGAACTTCACCACAAGCAAAACAGTGAAATATTCCATCTTCTTTTCTTATACCTGCTGACGGTCTACGCTCCTGTCCATTAGAATGATATGGACAACAAATTTGAATATGTGTTGGTCCGTCTTTATACTTCTGAATTAATGATATATTGTTTGCTCGTAACTGGGCTATTAATTCAAGTAAAATATCTTCAAGTTCGACATTAAATTGAACATCATTTATTCTCATTATTCAACACCAATAATAACACTGTACTCCTGTTCAATTACTTGTGCTGTATCCGCCTCTTCATAATTATAAAAATTTCCAGTTAAACTTCCGTGTTCAGATAATGGATATTCAAACGATACTGGTTTATTTATATCACAATTTAATAATTCCATAATTAACTCTTTAACTGTCATTCCGTATCACCTTCCTTTATCGCTTTAACAGATTTATCAAATTGGATATAACAAGATAAATGCATACAATGGCAATTCTAGTTTCATTATTTGTCATTCCGCACCGCCCTCCTTATAGGGTTCGGGCAAGGGCATCCATGCGACAACACATTCGTCACGCAAGGCATCTCCGCAATCTGGCACAGATAACCATTCGCCCTCTTGTCTGTATGCAGTAATAATCCATCCATTCTCTAATTGCACTTGAACTCTCATAGGAGTATATGGAGTATGGTCACTGCATGGAATCCACTGCGGTTCTTCAGCGGTCGGTTCTTCAGTTATAATTGCATCAATAGCATCGTTCCATCCTCGCTTATACGATTCTGCGTCAACATCTGTTGGTGTAATGTGCGTATATGGCAACGGATGAAATTTGGCTTCAGAAATCTTGTCTGCATCAATCAGTCTCATGCTCTTCACCTTCCTTCAACTTCTCGACCTTCAAAATATACCGCTCACCCTTATAGTCAAATGTCATATGCCCATCATGTATCACCATGTGTTCTGCTACTGCACTCATGGCTTCGTCTGTGACTTCAGATTTATGAAGCCACATGTCGCCTCTCTTGTTAAGTGTTCCTGCGTAAATTCCAATTGCGCCACAACCTACGTGATATTCAGCCATTTATTCACCTTCCATCTTTGCACCGCAGTTGGGGCAGAAGTTCATATCAACATCACCTTGTAAAACATCGAGCCATTTTCCACATTCTGAACACATCCAACTTATATCTCTACTGTCTATCCACTTCCCCTTCTTCCGCTCTGGCTGTGCGGATGGCAATTTCCGGATTCTGGCGAATACATCCTTACCCTCCCATGGGATCATGTCCCCATCCTTACGCATCTGTTTCAGCAGGTCAATCACCGCCTGTCTGCTGATAGTGTCATCTGAGCCGTTCGGAATTTCCGAACAGTTCATGGCTTCACTATTTAGCCACTTCAGAAAGTCTTTCTCTGGCATTGACCATAGTTCTGTAGCGTATAACCCAAATATGTTTTTAAACTTGTCTGCATTTGTCATCCTGTTCACCTCTCATATCCGCTCCAACCTTCTCGTAAAGCCGTTCAAGGAACTTAATTTCTGTAGCCGTGTCTTCATCATATCGCCAATGCTGAGCCGACCGCTTTGACAAAAGACTTAATGAAATTCCGTGAGCGAATACCCTTAGCTCTTCCTCGGTGTATCGCTGTTCTGGCTGTGCGGGACGCATCTTCTCAAAGTTTTCTCTGCTGACCGCTATATTCGGCAGTTCGTAAAAACGATAAA